CTCTTCGCAGGTATCGGAGGCATAGATCTCGGTTTTGAGCGATGCGGGATGGAGTGTCGCTGGCAGGTCGAGATAGATAAATATGCGACCAAAGTTCTGGAAAAGCATTGGCCGAATGTAGATCGTTGGGAAGATGTAAAAACCTTTCCACCAACCGATGAAGCAAAATGGAAAGTAGATGTCATTGCTGGCGGATTTCCATGCCAAGACATTTCAGTAGCAGGGAGAGGAGAAGGATTAGATGGAGAACGATCAGGACTGTTTTTTGAAATCATTCGCGTGGCTCGACAACTCAGACCCAGAGCAATCGTGCTGGAGAACGTCTCAACACTCCTTGTTCGAGGAATGGGAACCGTACTCGGAGAGTTGGCCGAGATCGGGTATGACGCAGAATGGCACTGCATACCGGCTGCCGGAGTTGGTGCGCCTCACAGACGTGATAGGGTGTTCATCATTGCCTACACCCAACACGATGGATCACACGGGTACGGGAAGGATGAACAAGAACGCCAATGTGAAAAAGTGGGGAGGAGTCAATTCACTCGGTGGGATGGCTGCGACAGGGATGTGGCCGACTCCATCCGCTCGGGAGCCCGGCATCAAAACAAGTCGCCTAGTAGACAAAAACGGAAAACAACCAACGCATCCGAATCAGAGACTTTACGACAAGGAAACAGGCAGGCTTTGTCAGAAGGGACTGACGCAGGCAGTGCAGATTGCTCAAGACGAAATACAAGAAAACAAAAATCGTTGGCCAACTCCGACAACGAGCAACGCAAAGGGAGCGAGCAAAAAACGATACGCGGGAAGTCCACATTATCGAGGAAACTTGGACGAAGCTGTAAGGACATCGGAAAACAGTGGTCAGCTGAACCCAACGTGGGTCGAGTGGCTGATGGGGTTCCCTCTCGGGTGGACAGACTTAGAGGATTAGGCAATGCAGTTGTGCCGCAAGTTGCACAAGTCGTCGCGACAATACTGCTAGAAAGACTGGAGCGTGAGCAATGATCCGACCGGCAATGAACTGTCCAGAAGCGTATCACATCGAGCATCTTTATCGCAGTGGATACGGAGCGACCAGAATTGCAAAGATGGTTAATCGATCAAACAGTTACGTAGAAAGATCACTGCGAGCCTGTCCAACATCGCCGCGTCTAGCAATGTTCGTCGGCAGGTTGTCCAATGGGATACGACCGAAACACAAGCTAAAGCTAGGATGGCATGCCGCCACTAAGTCGTGAATTTCTTCTATCTCGAGGCAGATGCTGCAATAATGGTTGCATCAATTGCCCGTACATGGATGGAATAATGGAAAAGCCAATTTTGGTCGAGACTATACCGATGGATTTGACTAACAGCAATGACGGCCAAGGACATGCGTGGTATCGCACTGCTGGGTTGAGAAAAGCGATTGCAGTTCAACTAGGAAAGCAAGGATTGCAGCGGAAGCCTTTTGAGTTTCCCGTGCGATTAGTCGTTACAAGAATACTTGGCCCGCGACAGAAGCAGTGGGACGCAGACAGTATCCTGCGAGGATCATACAAGGCTCTGCAGGATGAATTAGTTTGCCAAGGATGGTTTCACGATGATTCGACAAAGTACATCACTGCATGCGATGGTAGACAGGATGCTACGCAACGCAAGAATGGCCCAGCAGTAAAGATTGAGGTTTACAAAGCGTGATTGATTTTTACGACAAGAAGCTGAAAGACTTTCTAGTGTTTTGGCCAGCAATGCATCCGAACGATCCAAGTCCGGCGGAGATAACGAGAATATGCAAGGAAATACAAGCGACGTGGACTCCATCTACGCGAGAGTCACGCAGAGTGTACAGCAAGTATCCGGCGACAACTGCTCAGATCAGATGTCAAGAAGATTGGATAGAGGAAGCTTACTGACCACTGCCGAAGCTGCTGATATTTTGCGAGTTACGCAGCAGACCGTACGCAATTGGCTTAAAGCAGGAGTGCTAAAAGGGTACGTAAAATCTGGAGACAAGAGGTCTCTGGTCAGGATTACCGCAGAGTCTGTGCAGAACGTCTTGGACGGCAAAGCTTGGTGAACCAAGCAATCTAACAAAGGTCTTGTTTGACCTATCTACTGCAGGCGACAAACTCGAGTAATCTCCAACTCGAGAAAACAAATGTCGAACGTGCTCTGTATAGGCGATTGCCACGCTCCCTGCATGATGCTGGCTTATCCAGATTGGCTTGTATCTATTCAAGACAAGTACAAGTGCGATCGTATCGTCATGATCGGTGACTTAGTCGATATGCATTGCATCTCTATGCATCAGAAGATGATTGAGAATGTCGTTGCCTCAGAAGAGATGGAGAAAGCTCAATTGCAAGTGGACATGCTTGTCGAAAGGTTTCCTAAAGCTGATTGGCTTATAGGAAATCACGATGCTCTGCCTTGGCGGCACATGGAGCAAGCTGGAGTCCCGCAATCCATGATGAACAAGCCTGGAAAGATCTGGAACACAAAGAAATGGCGTGTTCACAAACGCTATGCGGATCTGTTGATAGATAACGTGATCTACCGACATGGGGACAAAGGCAAAGGCGGATCGAGATTAGCGGCGACCGGAAATGCCCTGCAGGAATACAAATCACTAGTGCAAGGTCATCATCATGCACAAATGGGAGTCGAATACATAACTAACTCGAGCGGAATTCGTTTGTTCGGAGCACAGACAGGTTGCGGAGTCGACATGACTCACCCATTCATGTCATACGCGGCTCGTTATTCTCGTCAGCCATGTCTCGGATGTGTGGTCGTCTTAGAGAAAGGACAGGTGGCGATTTGTGAGCCATTCCCGAAATCATTGATTTAACTAATGTGTCTCAGCGCGTCTCTGTGATGAGTCACTAACAACCAAAATGAAGGTACGTCGGTCGACACAAGGTTAAATATGATTTTGCCGGAAAGCATCAAAGTCGGACACTTAGTCATTGCACTCGTGCCGATGGATCAAAAAGAGGCAGACAGCATCGGAGCGGATGGTCTGTTTTCATACCGGCATGCGTCGATGCGTATTAACGTCGACCAGCATCCATCGCAACTTGTCGAAACCATTCTGCATGAGTGCCTTCATGCACTTTGGGCGGTCGCTGCATTCTCTTCTCGAGACGACGAAGAAGATATAGTGACTCGTCTTACGCCACTTCTGCTTGCACTATTCTTTGACAATCCTGAGTTGTTCGATCTAATAGATTTGCACTTGTTCCCTGACTGATCTCTGTCAAGGACAAAATAGCAAAGCATGCAAACGCTCTGTTTGACATCACGCATGAGCAAGACAAACTAGCGATAACAAGCAACTGCGGGAATTATCATGCTGCCGAAAAGACATGAACGACAAGCGAGGAAGTTCGCCGCACAAGCGTGGAACGAGGTCAACTCGGAAGACCTGACGTTGAGCCCAGAAAGACGGCTCGAGATTGCCAAGGAACGTGTACGGCAACGGATCTCTGAGAAATACACAAAGCGTGGCTTTCAATCAGTCTTCTACAGTATCTTGATCAGCGTGCTCGTAAAAGTTGCGATCAGAATGTTAGAACGATGGTTGGAAAAACGCATGTTCAGCGTCAGTGAGGATGGCGATGACTAGCATCAAAGAAAACAAGACCTTCCAATTTATCGTGGGGGCATGCACGCTATATGTCGCATACGTCGTCTTAATCAGAGAAGGATGGCTAGGATGGTTTCTAAGTGATCCCGAGGAATCGCAAGGGTTCGGGGATTCGTCGCAGTTGCTGATTGCAGTAATAAGTGCTCTAGTGAGTTTTACACAGCTTTGTGGCATCGTGACTATAGGCGTGGTTAGTGGTATATTGCCGCACGCTTCAGATTTCATGGAGTTTGCGGTAGATCAAATTAAGAAGCTGATTGCAAAACTTAAAGCTGGTGCAGACAAAAACAAAGCTGATTGGGATTGGCGACCACTTGCTGCTATCGCACTTAGCTACGTTCTGTGGACTGGCGGACAAATACAAGACATGTGGAGCCTCCTGCTAGATGCGATTCCCCATCGCATCGAAAATGCGGAAAGCAAACCAGAGTTTCTTATCTTCTCTTCAGACTCTGCGTCGGCCACGGATGGCCAACTTTCCGTAATCAATTCGCTGATTGTCGAAGACATGCTCGAAGCGGAAGACGTGGAAAGACGTTCGTACGATAGCGAGCAGAGTGCAAGCAAGGCAGAACCATGGGTCGCTCAGGCAATGAAAGCGGCACCAGACGATAAAAACACAATGATCATGGTGTACAAAAATGGTCGTGCAACAATTGATGAGATCCCGTCTAGCATTGAAGAGATGCAAGAGGTGATCGGTGCTTGGTAGGTATCGAGGATACGTCGAGCGTGATTACAAATCCCATCCTGAGTTCAGTGCATATCAAGAATTCAGTGGCGGATACATTCCTACATCGGAATGGTTAGATCGCGTTGAGCACCTAAACAGAATAAAAGGTCAGCCGGTACACTGGCATAAGTCCCGTTGTAAGATAAAGCAACAGGCAAGAACGAACTATTGTTGGTGTTACGGCACTGTGTCAGGAATCGAAACAGCTTATGCAATGTCAGGGATATCCGGCATTGAATTGAATGCACATGCCGTAGCCTATCGAGGAAAGCGTGGTGCAAACAAAGGTGGTTTTGGTTTAGAGGCGTGCCAGTACATACAGCAGGCTGGAATACCTGAGACTAAAGCATTGCCAGAGTTTACGCGAGCGTTAACCTGGAATAGTGAGATACAGGAAAATGCTTCGCAGCACAAGTTATACGAGTTTGAGGAGTTGCCACGACAAAATGCATTTGAGGCAGTTGGCAGTGCTCTACTAGGTGACAAGCCATGCTGTTGTACAGTTGCATTTAGTTGGTGGCGACACTTGGTACTTGCGGTTGGAATCGCTGTTCGCAGACGTAACCAGTTCGGTTTGATAATCGCGAATAGTTGGGGCGAGAGTTGGTCGCTTGGTGGTGAGGTCGGCGGATACGGTATTATTTGGAACGAAAAAAACAAAGCAGATCCATTTGAGGCAATAGCGATCCGTGGTGTTAAAGCAAGAAAGGAATGACAGTGAAGATGAATGCTGTGCTCGTCTTGCTAATTGCAGCGATGCTAATTCCACTACGTGCTCGAAACAAACCGGCACGTGTAGAACAAATAAAAGTAGAAGACATTCAGATCGATCAGGTGGTAGTAGAGCCTGGAGAAAAGAAATGCACATCATTTATAGAGCGATCTAACCACCCGAAGCGACCCGTCCGTAACCTGTTTAAGCGACTGCGAAACCGATGATTGAACTCCTAGCCAACCTCGACCCCATGACACTGACAACCGCACTCGTTGGCGGAGTAGGTGCTTTGTCCACAGCAGTCGTCCATCTTTATAAAAGCCAGTCTGCAATGCAGAAGGAAGTCAACGAAAGGCTTTCCAACGAGATAACTGAATGTCGCGAGGATAGACGTTCACTCTGGCAAGCAGTATTGAAGATCGACCCAACCGCAGAAGAACTAAGGAATATTAAATGAGCATCGACTACCCAAGTGAAATCAAGCCGTTAGAAGATCAAGGGATCTCGGACGAGAACATTGCGGTTCATCTGAATAGCAAGACTTTGTTCTCGATGTCACCAGAGGAATGTAAATACATCCTTCAAGACAATGCTGCTGTACTGCTAGATCCGGTGAAAGTCGATCAGCGGTCAGGAAGTCTGATCGACTACTATCAATCACTAGAAGCTGGTGATGCCAAGAGTTTGATTGCATTTTACCTCGGCAGAATCTACGCAGATCAGCCGGTAGCAACCGACCAGTATCCACGTTCAATTCAGTTTGCATCTGTCGAAGCATCCTTGCCTGCTGACCTACAAGCAGTCTCGGCAAAGCTAGTTGAGTCGGCAGGTGGCAGACCTTACAGCGGTGTAACCGAACAGGATGTCATCGACGCTAAGTCTGCGTGGGAACAAGCCGAAGCCGCCCGCATTGATGAAGAAGAACGTAAGGCTGCCGAGGAAGCCGCAGCACGCGAAGAGAAGAAAGCTGAAGAGGAACGTCAGCGTCAGATTGACGAGAAGCTACAAGCGAACGATGCACAGTTCTGGAGCCTCTATAACCAGCATGTAGCAATCCTTAAAGATGCTCGTGAAGTCGATGGATGGAAAGCTGCGATTCAATCAATGGCTGATGGGTGGAGTGAGTAATGGCAACGTACTACGTCGATAGTAACGCTACTGGATTGAATGACGGTTCGTCTTGGACGGATGCGTGGACGAGTCTTGGTTCATCTCTAAGTGTTGCCGCTGGCGATACTGTCTTGGTTGCAAGTGATCATTCCGAAGTCAGTACCGTCTCAGTGTATTACCACTATAACTCGACACTTTCTTCTCCAATTCGCGTTATAAGCACTAACAAGGCAACCGGAGCATACGAAAGGGGTGCTTTTATAAGATGCAGTAATGGATCAAATGCAGATGTACGACATTCAAATGCTAGGTTTTATGGCATTGATTCGGAACATGACAAAAAATCGTATTTTGGTCAGACGGATGGTGTGCTTTATATGAGTGACTGCACATTTACACAGATCAATTCGAATATAAACGGAGGTTTTAATTGTGGTGCAAATAATATTATAAGCGATTGCGTTTTTGATGGTTGCACTTTCGATATATCTACAAGCTATCCGCCTGACGTTTTTGACGTATCGCGAGATGCGAGACATATTATTTTTAACAACTGCACCGTAACTGCTGGTCAGTCTCAAAACAGATTTATTGGTGAGGCAGCCAGATATAATGGCTTAATAAGATTTTCTTCATGCGACATTTCATCCGTTCCCGACATCGCATTTACTGTGTTTTCTGGAAGGATGGAAGTTTCTAAGTGCAACATACCTTCCTCTTGGATTATTCAATCAACAGTTGTAAATCCATTAAGCATAGAAATCACAGATTGCTATTCTGGATCAATAAGCGGCAATTCAAACAACTATCAAAATAGAACTACATACGGCAAGTCGTCAAAATCTACTACAGAGTACCGCACCAATGGAGCAAATGATTCGATAGACGATTACAGCTTAAAAATCGAAAGTGATTCAACGGCTTTGGAAGTTTTTAACGCTTCGATTTCACCTGATATAAGCAAATACGTCGAATCCGGCTCACAAACCATCACCGTTTACGTTGCAGGCTCCGCATCTCTAAACGACGACGATTTCTGGATTGAGGTTGATTCACCAAGCGAAGAGGTTTCGCCAACTGCACAAGGCAAGTTCCGAACCACAAAGCCAGATCCGCTTGCTACACCAGCAGCATTGACCAGCGACACATCATCCACATGGAACGGAACCGGCGTAGGCACAAAGCAGAAGGTCGAGGTCGCGATCTCACCTACGATTGCTGGCACGGTTACGGTTAGGTGCTACTTGGCAAAACCTTCAACGACTGTTTATGTCGATCCGAAGATCAGCACAACAGGCAATCAACGAGTTTTCAATGGTGTGCTGGTTGACGGAGATGCAGCACCGTCCGGCGGCGGGGCAACCGTACATCCACTCTACGCAAATTAAGGAATAACAAATGGCGAACAAAGTTTATATCAACGAAGAAGCAGCAAAGACATGGACGGATACCGGTGGTGATTACGTCATGGATCTAGGCAGCCTTGCAGCAGGCAACGTGAAAGTCGGCGCACAAGGCGACCTCGGTGCAGCCCCACGACCAGATCAATTTGCTTACAAGTTCGTCGTTGACGGCTTTGATACAGCACCAGTCGTTGGTGAAACAGTTGACCTCTACTTAGCTTTCTCTGACGGAACCTATGTCGATGGCGATGTAGGAACCGCAGACGCAGCAGGCTTTACAGCGGATCTCCCGAACTTGATGTACCTCGGTAGTGCATCCGTTCAGACGACGACTGCTAGTGATAAACTCATAATAAGTGGACTTGTAAACATCCCGTTCAGGTATGTATCGCCGGTGGTTCACAACAATACGGCTGATGCACTCTTAGGGACATCGGATGCACACAAGTTCATCTTGACTCCAGTTCCACCAGAGGTTCAGTAGAGTGGATTTGCTCAAGCCTAGTTACGCCAGCGGGTATGCTAAGAACGCCAGTCAGTCGGCTCATCCTAATCTCTGGGATGGGCTCGTTGGGGCTTGGATGCCTTCGTTGGGTGTTACTGGTGAAACGCTGCGTGATGTGTCAGGTAATGGGAATCATGGCACGCTTCAATACGACACCTCATGGAAAACTAATAATTCAGAAACGAGTCTGTATTTTGATCGCGTGCAGGATCATGTGTCGGGATTTGGTGATGTTTCACTTTCTTCGACAGAACCGTTTACTATCGTATCAAAGGTTCGGCTAAATTCTTTTTTAGATCGTGTCCCCACGATTTGTCAGATAAAAACAAATACATCGTATGCGTTTGTTGTGGCTGCCAGTTTAATTGGTGGTTACGAAGGAATTTTCTTTGGATCTACAAACTCTTGGATTCGCCTAAAAACAGGAAATAATTTTGCGACAAATATCACCCAGAGCATTGTGATTCTGTATAACGGCAACGATGTTGGAACTGCGTCGAACTTTTCAATGTATTTAGATGGGAAGCAAGTAAATCTTTCTACAGCCGGTATGCTCATAGGATTAACGCAGAACAACTATTTAGGCACAATAAACGCCGGATCGAGAGGGACTGATGATTGGCATGGAAACATCAATTCTTTTTCCATCTACAACCGCGCCCTATCGCCATCAGAAATCAAACAACTCTACGTTGACAGCCTAGCACCGTTTAGAACAAAGAAACGAACGGTCGTAAGAGTACCGGCAGCAATCCCAGCGGCAACCAAGGTAGGCTCGATCAAGAAGCCTACGACGATTATCAAGCCGAGCTATCAATCTGGTTATGCACGCAATGCTAGTGAGAGTGAAAACCCTAAGTTGTGGGATGGTTTGGTTGGGGCTTGGATGCCTTCGCTGGGTGTAACTGGGGAGACTCTGCGTGATGTAAGTGGGAATGGGAATCATGGCACGCTTACCGGCATGGATGCGGCTAGTGATTGGGTAGTTACGGGTAAGGGTTTGGCTTTAGATTTTGATGGAGTGAATGATTATGTAAGATTCAATCGACCAGAACAAATTGTAAATGGAGGGGCAATTTCTATATCAATTTGGGTCAAATGGATCACAACTGGCTCTAGTGTTAGTGACATACAAATATTGGTAGACAATTTTCACAGTTCTACCGGCTTTGCTATCCAAGACAGACCTGATTTATCAAAGAGGCTTTCTTTTTACATAGCAAGGAATCCCTATGGATTGCTCTCAACTGGGCAAATTGGGGATGGATCTTGGAAGCATGTCGTCTGTACCAACGACAGAGTTTACAGTCGTCTGTATGTCAACGGAGTTTTAGATAACTACATAGTCGATTCCGGCGGTATAAACCAAGTCAACCCGCTAATGAACATTGGAAGTTTTCAAACTGGAGGCAGATATCTCAACGGGGATGTGTCGAACCTTTCCATCTACAACCGCGCACTATCCCCATCAGAAATCAAACAACTCTACGTTGACTCCCTAGCACCGTTCCGCAAGAAGCAGCGTGTTTCGGTCGCTGTTCCGGCAGCAGTCGCACCATCAGCAACGTATCATCCACTTCGATCATTAGCTCATCCTTTGGAGCAATAGGTAATTAAATGGCATCAAGTCAAATTGCATACGCAGGATCAGACGTAGTGGTAACGCTGAACGTCATTGATTCAACAGGCACTCACCAAGCAGCAACAGGTCTTAACGCAAGTCGGTTGAGTTCACATCCGTCTGCTGTACCAGTGGTAACAAACCCGAACTCCGAGCCGGGAGTGTATGTCCTTACATGGTCGAGTTTGTCTCCGGCTACGTCCGAGGGTGACAGCATCGTTGCACTCATCGAGGGTAGCGTTGGTGGAACTGCCTTCAGCACTTATGCAATACCCCTGAAGGTCGTTGCTAACGAGCGTGGAACTGACAACGCATCGACATTCGATAACACTGTCGATACGGTCATTACAGATGCAGCATCACGAACAGCATCACAAGCTGATGTAAGTCTGCTGGCTACCACAGCGGATCTTGCAGTAGTCGATGGGAATGTTGATGCAATCAAAGCTAAGACAGATCAGCTTGCGTTCACTGTTGCTAATCAGGTTGATGCTAATAGTCTGACTGGTGGGACATCGCCTGCTGATATCTATACCTACTTCACCGATGGGGTACGAGAGGACGCTTTCAAGGCTGATACAAGCACACTTGCAACGTCTGCTGCATTGTCTGGCGTGGAGACAAAGATTGACACGATTGATACCAATGTTGACTCCATCCTAGTCGATACAGGAACCGATATCCCTGCATCCATTGCAGCATTAAACAACTTTGATCCAGCAACGGATCAGGTCATCGTTTCTACAAACAACGACAAGACCGGATATGCACTAAGCAGTGCTGCAAACGATGCAATCGGTGCAGCGTTTTTGGCATATACGCTCACGAAGGGATCTCCCGGTACGATTGAAAGAGCTTTCTGGCAATCACTCAAGGCTACTCAGCTAACCGATGGGGAAGTCAGTGGTACACCAACGGCATCGGCATTTGATACGAACCTGACTGCTGTGAGTGGTGCTTACGATCATCTGTTATTGCTATTCACATCGGGATCTCTCGCTGGGGAAGCTAGACCGATTGATTCTTATAGCAGCACCAATGGCCGGATTACCTTGCAAGAAGCACTAACCTCGGCTCCAAGCAGTGCAGACGAGTTCATCATTGTTCCCGATCATAGTCATCCTGTTTCGGAAATCGTCAACGATATCTTTAATGAGTCACAGTCTGGATACACAACTCCTGGCACGTTTGGCTACTACATTGATGCACAAATCAGTGGAATCAGCAGTGGCGGTGGAGATGCCTCAGCAGCCAACCAGACGACGATCATTAGTCACTTGACTGATATTAAGGGTGGCACATTCAGTGGCTCTACAGATAGCCTAGAGGCTATCAGAGATCGTGGTGATGCTGCTTGGACAACAGGTGGTGGATCTGGAATCTATACGCTAACGGTCACAGTCAAAGATGCTTCTGACAATCTAATCAGCGGAGCAAGAGTCAATATCGACGGCACGACGAATACTTTAGCAAGCAACGCACAGGGTATTGTGGTCTTCAATCTGGATGCAGGCTCATACACGTTGGTCACATCTCCGCCGAGCGGATACCAAACCCCGACAAGTGTATCAGTGACAATTAGCGATGACGATACCGCAGAGATTGTACTAACTGCAATTTCGGAGTCCGGCGAAGCAGGGTGGTTAGGATGAGCAAGCGATTTTGCAGATGTGGTGCGATCGTTACGGATTTTTGTGACCGATGCGACAGAGGCAACACTACAGCAGCAAGCCGAGGATACGATAGCCGGTGGACAAAACTGAGTAGAGATGTTCGACAGGAAAGACCTTTGTGCGAAGACTGTGAGGCGGCAGGTAGAGTGCGGCCATCTGAAGAGGTTCATCACATCAAAGGATCTCAAGTAGCACCACATCTTATGTACGAAAAAAGTAACTTAGTTGCGTTGTGTTATGAGTGCCACAAAAAACGTCACAACGGACAAGCACGTAAATACAGGAGATAGCGATGACTAGAGGTCGAAAGCCGCTAGCACCCGAAGTGCATGAGCATAACGGAAGTTACAGAAAAAACCCGAATCGCGAAAACAAAGAGCGTCCTGTTATAGATGGCGAAAGACCGGACGCACCGGAGTGGTTTAATGAACTCGAGCTAGAGGTATGGCATGCATTGTGTAATGACCTTGAGCAAAAAGGAATTCAAGACACATCAAATCGAGAGTTGTTGATCGCATACTGCACTGCGTACGCGGGATGGTTTGAGTGCCGTAGGATGGTTATGGAAAACGCTTACACCATGATAGACAACCATGGCAACGTAAAGCGTCACCCAGTCGCGACGGACATGCACAAGTTCAGAGAGCAACTTAATAAGCTGATACCGGAGTTCGGATTGTCGCCGTCATCACGCAGTAGGCTCGTCAGCCTTAAACAAGACGAAGATAAAAACCCATTCGGTGAACTGCTGCAGAAACTTCAAGATAGAGGTAGCAATTAATGATCGTGAGTGCTGCATTACAAAAAGTTGACAGATATGTCGATGATGTCCTGAGCGGCAATATCGTCACATGTCAGCTTGTGCAGCAAGCAGTGCAAAGATACGTCAATGACTTGCAAAAACAGTCGACAAAAGACTTTCCTTATCACTACGACAAGGTTTCGGCAGAGATTGCGATCGAGTTCATTGAGAACATGATATGCCACTCGATCGGTGACTTCCAAGGCATGCCGTTTTTGCTTGAGAGATGGCAGGCATTTGCGATAGCGAACATTTTCGGATGGAAGCGAGACGACGACAACTCGCGTCGGTTTAGAAAAGTTTACTGGAGCATGGGACGCAAGAACGGCAAGTCATGTATCGGTGCGGCCATAGCAATTATGATGGCAAGCTTCGATCTTAATCCTAAGACTGGCAACCTTGAGAACGTGGCTGAGGTGGTTCTGTCAGCTACGAAAAAAGAGCAGGCAAAAGTCATTTATTCTGAGATCGAGCGAATGAGAGCTCAATCTCGTCACATTAGTGACATGTCGACCAACATCAATAAAGAAATTAAGTTTCGGCACAACCTAGGCTCTATTAGATGTTTAGGGTCAGACAAGCCCTTCGATGGCTTGAACCCCACTTGCTGCATAAAAGACGAACTCCACGCGTGGAGAGAAACGCATCGAAAGTTCTACGATACGCTCGAGACAGGTTCTGGGTCGCGGTCGCAACCATTGTTGTTGACGTTGACCACGGCTGGCGATGACAAGAGCAATATATGGATGAGCGAATTTAGTTACGCCAAATCGATATTGGCTGACGATTTCAAAGACGAACAGTTCTTTGGTTACCACTTCCAAGTCGACGAAGACAAAGATGTGCTTGACCCAGCGAACTGGATAATGGCTAATCCAAACTTAAATGTATCGCTGAAGCCGGATTACCTAGAACAGCTTGCAATCGAAGCGTCGCATGATGAGCTAGCGTTAAATCGGTTCAGGAGATACCACGCAAATCAATTAGTTAGCAGCACTAGCCGTGCGTTCAACTTAGACCAATGGGATCAAGGTGAAGGCACATTGTCTGATTGGTCGAAGGCAGAAGCAATCGGTTGCGGCATCGACCTCGGAGGCAGAGACGATTTCTGCAGCTATAGTCTGGTGTCTCGTTTTAGTGATGGCACTGGAGAAGGTGGCGAGCCAATTTATCGATACGAAGGTCGGACATACGCCTACATCGCATCAGACACTAAGCGTGATCTAGCAGTAAAGCCCTTCTCAGAATGGGTTCACAAAGATTTGCTGCAGGTGACTAAATACCCAGTGTCGAAAATGCTTGTAGACATGATCGAAAAACTGCGAGCATATCGAGTCGACTCAGTTGCATATGATCCATACAACGGACAGCAGATTAGCGAAGAGATAGAGCAGCAAGGATTTGAAATCGCAAGGATGTCACAGACATGTCAGATGTTCCATGCTCCGATATGCGAGTTCAAAGAAGTATTAGCATCCGGCAGATTTAGGCACGACGGGAATCCACTGCTGCGGTGGTGCGTCGGAAATGCTGTGCTGGTCAGCGATTCACAAAATAGAGTCATGTTTTCGAAGCGTGACTCGAGCGAGAAGATCGACCCCGTGGTGAGCCTACATATGGCGTTTTGGCGAGCGTCGGTAGCACCACGTAGAGCAACAGGCAGTTTGTTAGTTTTTTAAGGAAAGACTAGTGATAAGAAAACTATTCAACGCAAATTCATCACTGTCGCAGCCGACTCAGTGGTTGATCGATTGGATTCGTGGGCCAGAAAGCGATTCTGGAGTAGACGTTACAATCGAAAATGCTCTCGGCTACGCACCTGTATGGTATGCGGTCAGCAAGATTGCAGGTCATGTCGGTCAGTTATCGCTCAACCTGCATAAGAAGCTAGATCGTGGTAGCGAGCACGCTGATACGCATCCTGCATACAAGCTAATGAAGTCTCGTCCGAATGAGTTTCAGACGGCGATCTCCTTCAAAGAGCAGTTGATGATGCACGCGTTGCTAACCGGCAATGGGCGTGCTGCAATTGTTCGTCGTGGTGGCGTGCCGGTAGAACTAATTCCGCTTGTGCCTAACTGCACGCATACATGCTTGGTCGAAGGAAAGAAATGGCACATCGTTACATGCGGTGACGATGATAGATGTGCATGGGTCGAGGGTGGGCCAGGAAAGTTCAGAGACGGCAAGGTTTACAAGATCCCCGATGAAGATGTTCTACACATACCTGGCTTAAGCTACGACGGATTCGCAGGCAAAAGCTTGTTGACAATCGCACGCAACTCGTTCGGTCTAGGCATTGCTGCAAGAAAAGCATCGAGCAGAAGCTTTAAAAATGGTTCGCGACCAGGCGTTATTATCGAGTCTCCAAAAGGCATGTTCCGAGATGATGCCGATGCAAAAATGTTTATTGATCAGTTTAACGACTTCCACTCTGGTTTAGACAACGCTGGCAAAGCCGCACTGATGCGTGAAGGGATGTCAGTGACAACGGTCGCTATGTCCGCCGCAGATGCACAGTGGATAGAGCAGCGTAGATTCGAACGACAAGAAGCAGCACTGTTCTTCCTTCTCGAGTCGATCTTAGGCGATGACAGCAGCGTTTCATACAACTCTCTCGAGCAGAAGAATCTAGCTTACTTGTCGAATTGTCTGAACAAGTGGCTGGTCAAGTGGGAGCAGGAGTGCGATCAGAAGCTGATATCCGACCGTAATCAGCGAACACACTATTTCAAATTCGACGTGGATGAACTGTTGCGATCTGACGCAAGAACAAAAATGGAAACTTTGTCCGCTGGCATCTCGGCGCGTATCTTCTCGCCAAATGAAGCACGTCTTAAACTCAACATGAACCCATATGAAGGTGGTGACGAGTACGCTAACCCAGCGATCTCTCCGGGTGCTGCCGGTAGAGTTGAAGATGTGCCGGAAGAACAAGAGGAGCCAGTCGGAATCGAAGATGCGAATCGTCTTGCAATCGTCGCAAGGATGAAACATCTAATCGGTGTCGAATCCAATCGAGCGAAAGACTCGGCCAAGCGTCATCCAGATTTCAATAACTGGGTTAACTCGTGGTATCCCAAGTGGCAGAAAACACTTAGCAAGGCGATTGCAGAGTTCGGTGGAGATCAGCAGGTTGCATCTGACTACTGTGCTCGAAACAAGTCGCAACTACTGGATATCGCAGGAACCGTAAACAAAGAAGGTCTGCCGGACGCAGTTGAAGAGTTAGTCTCTGGATGGTCGACTAAAGCAGAATCACTCGCTGACACTATTTTAAACGAAGGAAACGACAATGTTTGATGCGAACAAAGACGAAAAGTTCATGCGAGTTTATGGGCCAATCGGATCTTACTTCGAAGATGGGATTAGCGACGTGGATGTCGTTAAGGCGTTAGACATGATGGATGGCGGTGATGTCGAGATTGTGCTCAAAAG